ATTACCCTCTAATTTAGTGCCATACTCTGGTAGATTACTTTTAAGATAATATACACAAGTTATTTTATTTTTATGTTGATGAAACTGATAATTGTTATCTTCGTTTGATAAATTAGCCCATGATTTATAATAATCGAAATTGTCGTCAACCATAGCTCTAGCAGTTAAGTATAATTTATTCCAATAAGTCTTATCTTTATATCTTTGAAAAAGGTTGGCATGTGTTTGATAAGGGGCTGCGTCTTCACAAAGATGATGTTTTATTTGATATTTGACATCCCTCAGAGTTGACTGTCTATCCTCCTCAGACAAAACATTGAAATCTCTATATATTGTATTTTTATTTATTGTTATCGTTTGCAATTTGCAAGTTCTTTTGTGCGATGTTAAACGCTATGGAATATCGAGGCTCGTCATATAGTTGCTTTGCAACACCATGTTTAGTTAAACCATGAAATATATATAATGAATTTTGTAATATTTTTTCATTACGATCAAAATCTGGAAAACCAATTATAGTTTCTCCGGGAACTTTAGGATAATAAGCACATGAAAAAAAATCTCCGTGTATATGTGTAATGGTCTTATCGCCTTTTTCGTGTTTCATGCCCCATGCTTCATCAATAACATACTCATAAGGCGCGTTTGGAGCTGAAGCTCTAAGTGTAAAAAACATTTGTAGCAACTCTATGGTTTGTAAAAACATGTCTTTAAAAACATCATGTTTTAATAATTCTGTATAATGCGTCATTGTTGCATGAACATTAGTAGATTTTTTCATAACATCCACTTTCGTTAGTTCTTTAAGTTTTTCCAATACTTTTTTTCTATAATCCTCTTTTAAAAAATTATCAACTATGTAAACAGCGTAATGTGATGTGCTATTATATTGTATTAATCTAAGTTTTCTCATTCTCCACCTTTGCAACCAAAGCACCAACATGACCTTTATATCCTCTGTTTCCAAAATGTGTTAATGGCATGGCTAAGTCTGCCCATATCTCTCCTCCACACTCTTGCCACAATCTAGAAAAATAATAATCCTCTGATAAGTATCTTTTTTGTCCAACAGTCTCATAAGGACCAACAGCAAATAAATCATAACAGTTGTCTGACTTATATGATCCTCCATTTACAATTTGATCAGAATCATATTTTCTCTCAGGAAATTTTTTAAACATTTTTCTAAATACATTTCTTTTTACTAACATCATACCTGTAGCAGCTTCATTAACTTTGAAAAAACCATTCTCTCCCATTAAATGCGTTGGGTCATCAAAATTAACATTGTAACCAAGTATCTTAGCCTCTATCTCTTCAGGTGTAGCATTTGGAAAGTTTGCAAGGACATTAGCAACTTTTTCGAAGTGTAAATGTTTTCTAGGATAAATACCACAAGCTATATCTTTTTCTGCACAAATTAATCTTTCTATGTTTTTCCAAGTAAAACCTATGTCAGCATCTATAAATAAAAGATGTGTGGCTACAAAATCAGTTTGATCCATCATCATAGAAACTATAGTGTTCCTAGCTCTTGTGATTAAACTCTCATTGCCCATTGTTTGTATTCTCATACCCACATTATGAGCCATAGACCATTGTTGTAGTTCTAATAAACCATGTAAAGTTGCCTCTGATAACATGCCACCATACATGGGCATGCCTAAAAATATTTTAAAATCTTTTTTCTTTAATTCTTCTTGGGTAAGCATTATATATTCTCCTTAAATTTAAACGCTACTGTAAATCTATGTTTATTTTTAAAAGAAGAGGCAGTGTGTTTATAATTAGCAGGGAAAAAAACTACTCTTCCAGGTATTGGTAAAACAGAAATCAATGTATTATTTTCAGATAAAAACTTTGTTTCTCCTCCTTCATTTATATCATAATATAAATTAGCATAATACAATAATGTTGTGCCTACGTCTCCATCTGTATGGTAATTAGGTTGTTCTCTAGGTAAAAATAAATTTACATAGGATCTAAGTATTGTTTTATTTCTAAGCACTTCATTTTCAAAAATAAAAGATTTTATTGATTTATAAGTGAAACTATCCTCGGATAACTCCGATGTCAAACCTGTGGGTTCATAATTTACATCATCAACCTCGCCATAGTAATAAGGTAGTTTTTTTAATTCTTTATAAATTTTATCAATATCTTTAATTTTATTATCAAATATCTCCAACATATTTATTATGCTTTTGTAATAATATTTTCCTTTGCTTTTATTGGGAATGAAAACATGTCTAATGTTAAACATATTTCAATATCTTTTTTTGGATAATCTTGTTGATTTTTTTCAAATATAGACAAGGACTCTGAATCTTTTAAATTCAAAAAAATATCATTTTGATTACTATTTATATTTTTAGTAATCATATTAGCACATAGTTTGTCCTCATCATTACGTTCCTCTCCTCTAAATCCACAACAAACAATACTCCAATCCAAATTACTGTTTTGTATATAATCGGCAGTTGCAGAAATATTACAAAACCCGCACAATAACACGTTATAATTTTTTAACTTATCTAACATCCCACCACAAGCTGCTGAACTATGTAAAACACACCTTTTATTTAAATCTGCATCCCAAATCACACTTGGTGAATTAGGATAAGTATAACTATGTTTTTGTCTCCTACCTATTGTTATAGCGTTTTTATTTTTTTGTTTTATTATATCAATCTCATCATCATTAGAAGACATATAATAAACAACAGGCTTTTTTGAAATAACTACATTAGCTACTGTCGCTGCTCTTAAAACATCAATAAGCACAACATTATGATCCAATGTGTTATAATCAAAGGGTTGTTCAAATATTTTATACATGTCTTATAATTGAATGATTTTCTAATTCTTCTATAGAATGATTAGTATTAACATAGTCTCTGTCAATACAATTTGATAAAGTCAATTGATCTCTACAATCTAAGCTAAAACATTTGTTAGTCAATTCAAACCATTTATGACCTATGTCATGATTTTTATCTGTGTTTTTTCTTATGATCCAACATGTGTCATAAGACACCCATTTATTAGAACTAACATTTGAAATCACCCTTTTTATATCTTTCTCTGGAATGTTTTTGTGCTCAATTGCATACTCTATCTCTTGTTCAAATGTTCTCTTTTCTTTATGATAACAAGTCATCCAATTTGGTTTTTCTTCATTTATAATTTGTAAACACAAACTATAAAACTTTTTACTTTGATAGAATTTACTGTCCACATATACGGTATAATCAAAATCTTTAAATAATAATCTAGGTAAAAATCTATAAAGCCTTTGTCTTTTTGGGTTTCCTAAATGAGTATGTTGATTACTAATATTAAAATAATTCCATCCTTTATCATGCTGTGCTTCTGAGCTATTGTCATGAACGAAACAAAAATCAAACTCATTTATTTTTTGTTTTTTAATGCAAGGTAACAATCCTCTTTTACCAGTCTGAACACAATAAAAAATTATTTTATCCATAATAAAAGTTGATAACGTGTCCCTTTTGTAATTTTATTTACGCAATGAGGAAACATAAAGTTAGAAGGAAACATGAGAACATCACCTGTTTTTAATTTGTACTTTTTTTTATTATTAAAAAAACCAAAGTCTCCTCCTTTATAGTCATCGTTTAAACATATAGATATAGTAAATTTATAATCTCCTGTAGCATTACCAACTCCATCATCGTCATGCTCACCATACCAATCACCTTCATTCATTTCTCTCAATGAGAAATGTGATGATTGATCAATAGGCAAACTATCTACATTTAAAAACTTTAAATATTCATCAACTATTTTTTGCACTTCAATTTTAATTTTTTCTAAAATTGTAGCTCTTTCATAACTGTTGACTTTATTTATTATCTCAGTCTTACTTATTTCTATACTACCTAAGTGTCTAGTTTCTTTATTATGGTGTGATGATCTATCAAAATTAGAATCACCAAACTCTAAAATTATATCTTTAGCTAAATCTTTACAAAAAATATTTTTATAAAAAATAAAATCTTTTAAATTTTTAGACATAATTAAACCATCCTGTGGCAATGTACTTTTCTTGTTTATTTGATACCTGCCCTTTATGCGTATGTGTCCATTGCGCGGGCCAAATTAATGTTAAACCTGTTTGTGCAGGTGTAATAATTTTTTGATGATAAAAAGCTGTACCGCCTTTTTCTACTGTATTTAAATAAGTCATGAATACTAAATGCCTTTTTATAGATTCATAAGAGCCCTCGTTTTCACAATGCCACGCTTTAAACCCTCCATCTTTGGGATATTTTTGTAAATTGTAATCTTGTGTAATTGCGTACCTTTGAACACGATTTGAATGAGGGTATTTTATTATATATTGTAAAAGCACATTTTGTAATTGTTCTCTGTAAGTGCCTATAATGCCGTTATGATCGTTTGCACTTATTGTCATATCAAAAGAGTCTTTTCTATCTTTATCTATTATTGAGTCATTGTCTTTACCTATGTGACCTCGTGATATATTTTCAGAATTATCGTTAAAATAATTTATTAGTTGTTTGCAAATATCTGATGAAATATACCACCCACCTATAAAAGTTTTAAAATCTATTTTATACTCTTTTAATTCTGTGGTCTTGACCATGAAGGAAGTCCTAATACAGGTCGTCTATCGTATAAATTAGTTTCACCAAAAGGTCCGTTCTTATCATTATAATGTAGAAAAACCTGTGTGCACTCATATCCTTGAAAAGGTTCTCTCCAATGTTCTAATAACTGCCCTTTGTAAACAAGAATATCACCAGGATTTAATATAACAGATATTCCTTCTTTGTTTTCCGCGCCTGATGGCTCTAAAAATATAGGCCATGTGTCCCCACCTAAATTCATTGTGCAAGATATTTCACAAGATGGTCTATCTTTATGTCTATGTAACTCATCACCGTATTTGTAAATTCTGGTATAAGAATAACAAGGTATTAATTCTAAACCTGTAATTCTTTGCATCGTTGGAAGTACCCACTCTAAAAGAGAGTCCATTGCAAGGTCACCATAATTACCCCAAGTATTAGGTATTTGTGTGTCCGTGTATTCTCCCCATGATTTATCACTTTTTGATATGTTGTTTGTTTCTTGCATGTATAAGAAACATTTTCTTTTATTATGTAAATAATTATTTAAGAAAAAAGCTAAATCAGTAGGTATAGCTTCTTTCACAACATTGAAATTTTTTTCTTGAAAAAATTTAGTTTTCATATTTCTCCTATCTAAATGGTGCTCCTAAATTCCAAACGACTAAAGAGTATCTTGTCCCCTTAGTAACAGGTGTAACCCTATGCCAAACAAATGAGGGAAAGACCACTATAGTGCCTTTGTTTCTTGCCATCTCTGGTGTTTGAATATTGCTTGTACTATCACTGTTATTTCGAATATCAAATTGTAAATCCCCACCCTCATAACTATTACCATCAGCTAGAGATAACGTAACAGATAATTTTCTAATAAGCCCATGTTCAATATCTTTTGGTCTATCATAAGGTTTATTCCAACTATCTTGATGCCAAGTGTAATGTTGACTTTTGCTATATTTTGTAAACTGACAAGATTCAGATAGGTGAAAATCAAAATTCCAATTACAAAACTGATTTGCCTCACGAATAAAAGGCACTATCTCCCTATAAATCCAAGGATCATTCATCCACACTACTGATGAGTTTCTTGCTTTATAAAGTTTAGCGATATTTTTTTCGTCTGTTGGAACCTCATTATAATCACCTACAAGAGCAGTTTCAGCAATTTGTCTTTGTCCATCTTCTATTATATAATCACAAATTCTACTTGGGACTATGCTATCAAAACAAGCGTAATAATTTTCTAAGTTCATTCTAAAATTTTTAAAATTCTATCAAAATAATTGTAATTTAAAAC